TTCCATTTTTTAGTTTATCAAAAAAATCTGTACCATTTAAAGGTACATCAGGATTTACTGATTGTAATGACTCAGTAGATATTTCAAAAGATTTTAAGCCTGGTTCGACTTCAGACCAACCGCCTGAATCTTTATTAGTAATATCTATCAAATCTCTATTAATATTAAAAGAAGCTGATGTACTAAAAGCTACAGGGTCGAATATTGCTGATGAGCCAGGAGTAATTATTTCTATAATAATAGCACCTTCATTAATACTGGCAGTTGCACCATCTGCAATTTCTAAAGTAGGTACAATGCCGTTGGAACCATTTTGATAATCTCTATATTTATAACCATCAACAGTAGTACCTGTTGTACCTATTTGAGTATAATTATAAGTTCCAGTTAGTACACCTCCTACTTGTGATAAAACAGTTGCAGCACTATTTGAAAGATAGCTTGCATTATTAGTAATTAAACCTGAATCTACATTATCAAAAACTACCCCTGAACTATTTGTTATGTTATTTATTTTAAGCTGACCATCATCAGAACCATCAGAAAATGATACAGGATTATCATCTATAACATAAATCCTAGTAACTTGTTGAGCAGGATTATCCGTCTTAGCGTAAACCAATAAATCCGAAGCGTTTTTAATTGCCATAATTTTTGGATTTAAAAGTTAATATTATGTTCCTGAAACTAATTCGTCTGTTCCTGTTAAAGTAAGTGAATATGTAGCATTTTCTTCTACACCTGCATCAATAGAAAATGAAGATATTATTGCTTCACCTGTAAATACACCTTGACCTGCAAAACCAAATGATACTTCTACTTGAGGTGTTGCTGAAATCATTTTATCAATCAAGTCTTTAGAATCTAAAGTACCATTAAAATCAACAAAACCATCTCCTGATATTTCCCAAGATTTTAGACCAGGTAAATTGTCTTGCCAACCTTCACTTGCTTTTGTTGTTGAATCTCTTAAATCTCTTGATATTGAAAGAGACGCGCTCGTACAATGTAATAATACATCTGAAGGAGTTGAACCTGCTGTAGTGTTTATTTTTACAACTACATCTGTTGCGTTTACTATTGCCATTTTATTTTAATTTTTAATTATTAGACAGTTAAAATTTATGTTTTTGTAGAATTTTTCAGAAGTCTTAAAATAGTCATCGTCTAAATCAAGAAATCTGAATTTCGCTGTGTAGCTTACACTATCTTCAGTATAAGTCACCTCGTACAAGTCTAAGGCTTCTACAGCTGCCTTAGCTTGATTATATGTTGTGTTATAGTTGTCTGCGAAACAAGCGATGCGAATTGATACATCACACGAGTTAAGAGAACTACCTTTAGATAAAAAATTAGATACATTAGTTATCTCGTATGTAGAACAAGGAAAACTAATATCTTGTGGTATAATAACTGGAAAAACCTTGTTATTACCATTAGCTGATGTAAAAGCAGCCGTATCTTGTAATCTTGTTACTATCTCTTTTCCTATTACTGCAAACATATCTTATTTAAAACCTGCTTGTTTAATCATTTTATCTAATAACTTATCTAAGTCTTTTTCAGCTTGAATGTAAATTTGTGATTCCATCTTTCTAGCTGTAGCCTGAAACACATCAGGTCGAGGGTTTTGTATTGCATTACCTTTAATTTGCATAGCAGGTAAGTTTCTACTATCTTTCCCTTTAATTCTTATAGGTGTGGTTTTACGAACAATAGGACCAACAAATAAACCTGGCTCTCTCGATTGACGAGCTGTAATTACACCAATAGTTTTCCAAGTTGGAGTTCTACCACTTTTTCTTTTATAATCAGAGTTAGTATTAAACTCTCTTTGATAAGCCTTTTGAATACCTTTAGCTAATTTATTAGCAGCAGGTCTCAAAGCTTTGTTTATGGCTGTGCGAGATTGGCGAGATGTTTGACCTAGTTTTTTCAAACTACGCTGAACATCTTGAATACCTTGTACTCTTATCGTTCTATTATCAGCCATATTAAGATATAGATTGATTTATATCAATTTTAGTAAATAACTCTATGTATTCTTTTCTAGGGTCTATGATATAACTTAAAATATCATATCTTTCATTTGTGCTAGTATCTACTAATATCCACCTAGGGTCTAAATTTTGTTTTATATTTTCACTATATCTAATTTGTATAAAAAACTTTCCGTAAGATTGTAATTGGTCTCCTTCAAATTTTTCATTTATATCTCGTAAAGATGTAACACTTTTCTTAGCCCAAACAGTATATTGTGTAGAATAACTTGTAGCAGGTTTTTCACCAAAACTATTTTGTGTTTCACTAGGTGATTTAATGTGAAACCTAATATTAAAGTCACCTGCCTTTATTTTAGAAATAAAAGCCATATCTTACAAATAACATTTATAAGGTTGCAGTAATATTTCAGAAGCCATAGGAAAAGCTCTCTTTCGATCCTCTCTGAAATAATACATATCACTTGCAATTAATTTAATTGCTTGTTTAATAGCATCAGGGATATCACTTGCCGCATCTCCTATACCAGTTTGAAATTGAAAATAGTAAGGTGCGTTTAAATTACCTGATAAATCTTCAAAATCTAAAGCTTTAGTAGGTTTTACTCTAATATTTATAATAACTGGATTTTGATTTACATCTGAATACCAATTATCATTTTCCCAATAAAGATAAATGTTACCAGGGTCTCCACCTGGAACTTCAACAAGATAATATAAACCATCTTTATTATCTCCATTAAAATTATACTTTACATCAGGATAATATAAACTAAACTTAGATGGCAATTCTTTAAACCAAAGTTTGTACTTAGCTGTAATAAAATGTCTGTTACAATAGTTTTCAGCCATTTGAGTCGCAGCAGATATATATGTAGCCAACAAAATATCTTCGTCAGAAGTATCAATTCTAAGTTGAGATTTTAACTCAGCAGTTGTAACAACTTGAGTTGTTGCAGCTTCTACTAGCTCTAAATTCCCATATCTATTTTGACTTGGGTTTAGATACTCGTAAAAACTTGAATTATATATGTTATTTATATCTGCCATTACTGAAAAAGAAATAAAAAGGGAAAGGGGGTTAGCCCTTTCACCTTTTTAAAATTAATTATATTGATTATTATGAAGCCTCTACAATCTTAACTCTACGTGCTGATTGAACAGCTAAACCATCAACTAAAGCAGTTGTGATTAATCTTGTTCCACCAAAAGTAGCGTTAGTGTAAGGGTCAACTAACATATCAAGTCCGCCAAATAAAGCTAGATGCACAGAGTCCATATCAATAACTAAAGCTCGTGCTAAAGCTTGTAAAGAACCTGCATCGTTACCTACATTAGAAGATACAAAGTAAGGCATTGTAGCAACTCGTCTAGCGTTCATATCTAAATAACCTGATGTAAAGTCAGCTCCCGCTTGAGCCATAAGGTCAGAATAAGCATTAGGATTCAATAATACAGCAATATTAGCGTTCATATCTACACCATTTCCATATAATGTAGCTTGAGCATTAGCTAAATCAGTAATTGCTGAAGAATCCATTGTTGTTCCACCCGCAGTTGCATCAGCAAAGAAAGATGCAGGACCACCTGTAATATTAGCAGCAGATAAAAGTCGGTTTTCTAATTCAGACATAATCGACTTAGCGATAGAATTTCTAAACCCTGCCTCTACAGAAGCGTTTTGAACCATAGATGCAGCAGAAACTTCAACACCTGAAATTGCTACATTAGGACTTAAAGTAGCACCTGTTACAGTACCGCCTAAAGAAGCTGCACTTGAATCATCACCTGCTTCAGAATAGAATCCTGTAGAAACACCTGCAATAACTGGTATCTTTTGGTCAGCACTTACTCCTGAATAGAAATTAGCACCTGCTCCAACTAAAATAGAAGCATTAGAAAGTTGCTCTACAAAAGAAAGTACATTAGTAGGATTTGAACCTGCCGTTAAAGCTGTATTTACATCAGCACGAGATTCAAGAATTGAATAAGGAATTGCAACACCTTTAAACTCTTGATTTCTGTTTTGGCTACGAGCTTCTTGATCCATTTCACGGATTAAACCTTCAACACGACCTGAAGTAGCAGCTTTTGCAGCATCAATAAATGAATATTGACGAATTTCTTTAGAATCAGAAACATTTTGAGTTTCGTGAGAAACTGGGTTAGCAGCTATCTCAGCGTTCAATTTTTCTTGACGTTCAACTACCTCAATGTCTTTAGCTAGTTTGTCAATGTTTTCCATCATACCATCGTATGATACTTGCTCGTCATTAGTAAAATCACGAGACTCACCTTTAGCCAAGTTTAACAAAGCATCAGCTTTTCCGATAAGCTCTGCTCTCTCTTGACGAATTTCAATCGAATTTTTCATATTCGTTTCTTTAATTTTAATTCGTTACTTAATAAATTTAACTTTGAATCATCAAATGATTCTTCAACCTTTTGCTCCACTTCTTCAACTTGAGGTGTTTCTTCTATAGTCGCTTCCATTTCAAAAGCTTCTTTAGAACGAAGTGCAACGTCAGTATTAGCGTAAGCACCAACACCAACTATAGAAACATCAACAAGCCGACCAATTTTTTTAATCTCTCTTCTTGTTATATCTCCGTCTTTACTCCAGTCATCTTCTTCTACTGTAAAAGCAAATGAAGATTCATAAAGTAAACCTCGTTTCATTAATTCTGCTACATCATTACCAGTTGTTGTGTTAGGTAAAGTAGCATCGTATCGTAATCCTCTTTCATCTACAGATAGTTTTAAAGTACCACCCATATTTCTATCCAATATTAAGTTTGGATCGTGATTGAAAGTTAAGATTACATTATCGTCTAAACGACCTTCAAAAGCATTAGGAGATATAGTTTCTCTAAAACCTAAATCTCTACTATCTGTATCGAATAAAGCAGCATACCCACTAACTCTTTTCTCATCTTTATCTTCGTCTTTTGTGACTTGATATTCTGCTCTATATAATCTAATTTCTTTATTTTCCATAATATAGCTTTTTTCCTCTTTCATACTTTTCTTTACAGGATGATTGCTTGGTAGCAAATCAGTATCGTGTTTACCTGAACGAAACTTTCCTTTTTCCATAGCGTATAAGAAAGAGTTTACTCTTGCATAAGCCCATTGTTCAGGGGATTTAACACTAGGTCTTACAGAACCTGGATTTGTTTTGTAAGCACCTATTCCTCTATTAAATACTTTACCTAACTTAGCAGGTGTTACTTTAGCGTTCCAAGATAGATTTTTTTTACCAACTTTTTCATTGTGGTCATCTGCTTTTTTCTGTAAACCTTTTTTTACAGCTCCAGTTAAGGCTCTTTCTTCTTCTCTATCTATTTCTTTCACTTTTTTCTTTGACCAACTAAATCCAGAATTTCCGCCCCATAATGCCCAGGCTATACGCCAAGCTGTAGGACCACCATCATTTTCTTTAGCAGAATAGTGTTTAGCCTTATTGTTTTCGTGTCGGCTAAAAAAACTAAACATTCTTTTTATACTTGAGATACTTAAATCACCATTGATTATATCTCTAGCACGAGAAACTCCTGTTTGAGTTCCACCTCTACCATATTCTTTTCTCCACTCTAAGCCTTTACGAGCCTCTTCTCTCATTCCGCTAGTAGGAGTTGTATTTATATCTTTTAGTGCCATTATATATCTTGCCTTGAAGTACCTTCACCTAGTTTATCTAAAGGCATCATATTACTTTGCATATAAACACTTTGACTTGCTCCACCCATTGAGTTCATATCCTCAAAAGAACGAACTTCATCAGGAGATAAAACACCAATATTAACTAATGTTCTATAATAATCTGCTCTTGATTTAGAGTCACCTCTTAATAAAGCAGTTAAATTAAATTTAAAATAATTTTTACCCCTATCTTTAATAGGAATTAATTTATGATTTAACGCTATTTCAATTCTTTTAATCCAAGGAGTAATAGTGTGTACAACAAAATCTATTTGCTGTGCCTCAATATTAGAATATGTAGCGTTAGATAAATCGTTAACAAGGTGGTTAGGCACTCTAAAAATACGACAAATATCACTAATTTGATATTGTCTACTTTCTAAGAATTGCGCCTGATTGTTTGGGATTTGCCGAGAAATAAACTCCATTCCTTCCTCGAGAATAGCTGTTTTACCTGCGTTAATTGAACCACTATAAGTTTGATTCCAACTAGCTCTTAATCTTTGAGCAGTCTCAGGTTTTAACGTGCCAGGATGCTTAAGAATTCCCCCGAGAGAAGCTCCATTTTTGAAAAAAGAACCCGCAAATTGTTCAATAGCTAAAGATATTCCTAAAGATTCAGCCGCACTTTCTATAGGTGATTTACCCATTATACCATCACAAGATAAACCTTTTATGTGCAACATATTATCTGAACTAACCCTACCTGTTATTGGATAAGGTATTGATGAGTTTTGCTCTATGTTATAATAAACTTCTCTACCATCAGGTGATACATAGACTTTTACATCCTCACATTGGATAGGGATTAATTGAGTTGGGAAACCTCCATTGTTTCTTTCTATATAAGCAAAGAAATTACCACTAAGACAAAGGTCTACTAAGGCTCTTTCAAAGAAACTAAAAGAGTTATAAATAGATGAAGGCTGCTCCCCGACTAAATAGTGTAGTGGATTATCAAAAAGAACATATCTTTTATCGTTAGAGTCTTTTTCGTATAACGAGATAGGTAGAGAAGCTATTGTTTCTGAAATTACTTTTACGCAACTCCAAACTGTTGAAAGTCTTAAAGATGTTTCTTTTGATACAGCTTGATTAGAGGCTGTGCCATAAAAACCTGTATTGCCATACAAGGCAGAACCATAGTGTCTAGCTTCTTGATTGCTTTTAACTTCTGGTTTTCTTCTAAAAAAATCTAATATTGCCAAATCCCTAGTGGTTTTAATGTACCTTATCCATATAGATATATAGAAAATGTGTTTTTGTGAACCTTTTATTTATACTTTTTTTTCAAATACCCTGTAATCCTTTGTAGATACTTGTAAACTTGCCTTGTAGATACTTTCTTTATCTTAGCTATTTCAGTTACTTTTAGACTATAAACGTACCTTAACTCTATTATTTCTCTTTCCTTTTTTGTAAGCAAGTGATGTATATCAATCCAAACTTTATCAGCCAAAGGATTGTATTCTTCAGTATCGTCTATATCTATAAATGGTATTTGTTGTCTGTACTTCTTGTGGAATGGTGAAGTGCTAGAAAATACTTGATTGGTAATTATTCTAGCAATATAGAATTTAAAGTGTCCTCTTTCGTGAATAGTTTGAACAGACTCATCACTTTGAGTTAATATTATTAAACAAACCTCTTGCACTAAGTCATCAAGAAGATTAAGGTCTTTGTTACTTCTAAGAACATTGGTACAAATCTCTCTAATCGAGTTGTACTCTTTTTCTACTATCTCGTTCTTAGATAAAAAATATTTCTTTGTCATCGTAAGCCGAGCCACCTTTATTTTTATTTTCCATAGCCTCAGATAGTGCCATAATACAAGCTACTATTCCATCAATCTTTTCGTTACTTTTTGCTTTGTTAGGCTTTACATTACCTGCGGGGTCAAACGTAAGCACCACATTACTCATCATCCATCTAAGGACAGGATCGCCATTGTGACGAATCTTACCACTAAGAATTAATGTTTCAAATTCTTTTGTTGCAGGTGACATAGTTCTAAATCCTTGACCTACTGGAATACAAGGACACCCATCTTCTGTCAGGTCGATTATTAGTTGCGATGAGTTCCATCTATCGTATGCAACTATCTGAATATCATATATTTCGCTTAACTCAACAATCTTTTGCTTTATGTAGTTGTAATCAGTTACATCTCCAGGAGTATAGATAACATAATCCTCTCTGTGCCACTTATCATAATTTACTTTATCTCTCTCAGACCTTCTCTTAGCGTTCTCTTCAGGAATAAAATTGTAGTTAATTATATCGTAACCACCCTCATCATCAGGGAATAATAAAGCTAAACAAGTAATATCTCGTGTACTTGCAAGGTCTAATCCTGCGTAACAAACTTTACCTCTTAGATAATTTCTATCTACCTCACCATCACACAGCATCCACTTCTCGTCACTAATCCACTTAGTCTCGTTAGCAACCCATTGATTTAAGTGGAGTCTACGCCAAGTATTCTCAAATGAAGGTTCATTTTTTGCTTTGATAGCTTGTTGTTGCATATACTCTTTAGTCACTATACTTCCGTAACCAGGATTCGCTTTCTTCCAAACCTCTTCGCTAAAAATATCATCTCCCTCATCAGCTTCATAAACAACTGCTAAGAACGATTCATCTTTAATAGAACCTTCAATTAATTTTTTAGAATAGTCGTAAAGCTCTCTCGATATGTGGTCTTTCTGATTACCTGCTCCTGCTGTAGTTATTCCTAGCATTAGAGGTTCTTTTCTAGCACCCATAGAAGTAAGTAACACATCGTAAAGGTCACGATTCTTGTGCGAGTGAATCTCATCAAGTAAACAACAAGAGAGGTTTAGTCCGTGCTTAGTATCTGCATCTGCCGATATAACTTTGTAGTACGATCCAACTTTGTCGTAAGTAATTGAATCACGATAAGTACCTGCTCTTTTGATAAGGTTAGGTTCTTGCAAAACCATTTGTTTAGCTATCGAGAAACTTAACCTTGCTTGTTCTTTATCAGCAGCAGCCGATACAATTTCAGCACCTTTCTCTCCATCAGAGAATAGCATATAGAGTGCTATACCAACCATCATCGTAGTCTTTCCATTCTTACGAGGAATAAAGATAAAGCACTGTCTGAATTTTCTTAGTTTAGTTTTCTTAGACTTCCAACCAAAGATGGCTTGTATGATTTCTACTTGCCAAGGCTCTAGTACAAATGGTTGACCTGCTAACTCTCCCTTAGTGTGTTTACAGAAAGTTTCAATAAAGTCACAAGCTCTCTTTGCTGACTTCTCATCAAAGTAGTATTTAGACTCATCTATCCTATGTAGATTATTCGCCACTATTGAAGAAGTTTTCTATTTTAACATCAGGAGTTGTAGAAGCATTTTCAATAGCATTTACCTTAGCTCTACTGGATGGAGTCAATCCAAATTCTTTAAGAAGTTGAAAGACCCTAACAAAAGATTGATTAGCTATTTGTACTTCAGGTCGAATAACAGATTTAGTATTACCTTCCCTAGATGTGACTTCCATAGTTGAACCAAGTTCGTTCACAACTTCCTTAGCTTTCTTGTATTCACTATAAGCATCACAAAGTAAAGTTAAGGCTAACTCATCTGCCTGAGTCAGGACAGACATATCGTGAAGTAAAGTGCTTAGTTCACTAAATGCCTTTTGTCCATCTTCAGACAACCAAGTTGGTATCGGGGGAATAACAGAAGGTAACTTCGGTTCGTTATCGTTCATTCGATCCTTGCGAAGTGTACCTCGTTGCTTTTTTATTTCTGTAGGTAATCTTTTCATAAAGCTAGACAAATATAAAAAAATTATTTATAGTATATATATCTTTATCTTTATCTTTAACCCTATCCTTGACCCCAATTATGGGGTATAGTTGAGGTCAACTAAGGGGCTTGTTTGAGGTCAAAGTAACCCCTTTATCTTCTAATCCGTATTTGTAATAATATTTATTGTAAGCCTTCCAGTTAGTGAACTTGTCAAGTTTATAACCGAACATCAATTCGTCAGTTCTTTTTGTTACGAGCTTTTCTTTTTTCATATATACTATTTTGTAAAATAATAATCCTGTCTAGGTAATTTATAGTCTTAATACTCAATGTTTTGTAAATAGCAATAGCCATTTCATTTTTTTGTTTTGACTTTAATTGCTTAAAAAACTTTTCAAACCTTTTCTGTTGTAATTCCATAATATATTTTTTTAGTTGGGCTAATATACAAAAATTTATCATACCCTGGGGTAGGGGACACCCCCAAAACCCCTTTTTTATTGACAGCACGAACAGAAGGG